GTCTTCCCTTCACGAGCCAATCCACAATTGATTGCCCTGTGGACATCCGGGCAACCAACCTGACGTTCTCCAACCAACTGAGTGCAGTGGTCCCGAAGAACACAACTCAGATCAACCTTGAAACGTTCTCGACAGGTGCGGGTGTTGCTGCGCTGGCAATGGACACCTCCTGCAACTTCTGGATTTCTGGAACCTATCTCCTTTGACCATGTTTGAAAACCTTGAGCCAGCAAAGAACTCTAACTTCATCTCTGCCGACTGGCTCACCTATGCCGGTGTCCTTGTGATTTCGATTTGGGGTGGCCTCGTGTCGTTCTTCGAGAAGAAAGAAAAGTTCTCATGGGTGAGTTTGTTTGCTCACCTTTCGTCGTCGTCCTTCGCAGGTTGGATGACATTCCTCGGTTGCCAGTACGCTCACATCAGCGGTCCGCTCGTCGGTATCTTCTGCGGTGTCGCAGCGCACATGGGCACTCCTGCTCTCCTGAAGCTCGCGTCGAAGTTCAAGATCGTTCGCGAAGTGTTGAAGGCTGAAGGGCTGGATGAAAACGGAGACAAGAAGCAATGATCCAACTCACAATCGACCAGCTTCTCGCGATTATGCCGAACGCGAAGAACCACATGCGTGCGTCGATGTTCCTCGCACCGCTGAACGCTGCGATGTACGAATTCGGCATCGACACCCCGGCCCGTGCGGCTGCCTTCCTTGCTCAAGTCGGGCACGAAAGCGGCGAACTGGTGTACGTCAAGGAACTCGCCTCGGGTGAAGCCTACGAAGGTCGTCATGACCTTGGCAACACCTCTCCGGGCGATGGCGTGAAGTACAAGGGCCGGGGCCTCCTTCAGATCACGGGTAAGGCGAACTACATCGCCCTCGCGGCGGACCTGAAGCTCGATTGTGTGGAGCATCCTGAACTCATGGAGCAACCGTACAATGCGGCCCGGAGTGCAGGCTGGTTCTGGAAGAAGCACAACCTCAACCAGTACGCAGACTCGGGTGACTTCATCACCCTGACAAAGCGCGTCAACGGTGGCACGAACGGACTGGCTTCACGCCAAGCCCTGTGGGAAGCTGCCAAGAAGGCGCTCGCCGCCTAAACGAAAGGACAACATGGACCTCGGTTCTTTGCTCAAGACAGTCGCCCCGTGGATCGGAACGGCCCTAGGAGGCCCGTTGGGAGGCTTGGCGGTTGATGCCGCTACCTCTGCCTTGGGACTGTCGGATAAGTCCGCTGACGGGCTTAAAAACGCCCTTGCTGGGGTGACTCAGGAAGACATCCTCAAGCTGAAGCAGGCGGATCAGAACTTCCAAGAGACTATGCAGACCCTCGGGTTCAAGCAAGTCACCGATCTGGAAACGATTGCCGCGAGCGACCGCAAGGACGCCCGGGCTCTGGAAGTCAACACGAAGAGCATCATGCCTGCCCTGTTGTCCTCCTTCATCACAATCGGATTCTTCGGCCTGCTCACTGGCATGATGACAGGTGTCCTCCAATACAAGGACAACCAAGCTCTCATGCTGATGCTCGGCTCGTTTGCGACAGCCTTCACAGGCGTCGTGGCTTACTGGTTCGGCACCACCGCTTCGAGTCAAGCAAAGACCGACATCATCGCCCGCTCCCCTCCAGTCCAAATAAATGCGAGTAGCTGACTGTCATCCGGACCAGAAGTATTACGGTAAAGGTCTTTGTCGAACGTGCTACAACCGAGAGCACAATCGAAAGAGGCCCAAGCGTGCAGACTACTTCACGCAATACCGAGAAACCCATGCTGATAAGTTTGACGGGTATGCTGAGGCGAGAGCTTCCAACCCGGAAAAGAGGGCAAGGGACTTGGAGTGCAAAAGGTGGAACTCGATTGAGGCTAAGTATGGCCTGAGCAAAGCTCAGGTCGAAGCACGATTGGAGAGCCAAAACCGAAGCTGTGCGTTGTGTGAGCAACCTTTTGAAGACACGCCTGAGAGGGTTGGCTACTGTATAGATCACTGCCACCAAACCGGGAGAGTACGTGGTTTGCTTTGTACGGGCTGTAACACAGGCTTGGGCCTGTTGGGAGACAACGTGACAGGATTGAATCGCGCGCTGGAATACCTCCAGCGGAAATGAACAAAGCCCCTCCATCCGTGAGGACAGAGGGGCAATCCAGTTTTATGCTGTGGTAAGCATTTTCAGGGACACACCTTTCGGGGTGTGTCCCTTTTTTCATTTGTCAGGCCAGAACACTGCGACGGCTGCCATCACGCCCACAACCATCATGCACAGGGCAACGATGACAACGAACGGGATGACGGGCTTCTCTTCTTCACGGGTGTGTCTCGGCAACATGGCACCTCCTACGGTTGTTGCTCTTTGATTCTGCCACGTTTTGAGACACGTGTAAAGCTAGGGAAAACCCGTAGTTCCTTACCGCACCGAGTCCAGCGCGTCGAAGGTGTCGGCCGTGGCGCGGGCTTCCTTGAGCTTCGCGGCGTGCTTCGCCTTCAGGTACTTCGACAGGACGGCCTTCTTGATGCCCGTGGCTTCAGCCAGTTCTTCGACAGCCGTCTTGAAGGCGGACTTGGCTTCCTCCAGCGCGTCGAGCGCGTCGTTGGCCTCGCCCTTGCCGTTGCTGAACGCTTCGACATCGACTTCGTAGTCTTGCCCGTCGCCGAGCGTGATGGTGGTCTTGCTGATGGTAGTTCTCCTTGTGGTCAGGTGAGTTGGTTGACGATGTTGTTGAACACGGCCTCACCGAAAGCCGTGCCCGCTGCTTCCTCTTCGGAAGGTGCCAGAAAATTGACCACCGCTTGCAGTTCGGCTTCCACCGCGCTGTAGGAACGCGACACATAGGTGCCGTTGGCGAGACGATCCCGCACGAACTCGATGGTCACGTCTTCTTCGCACCACTGGTCTTCGAGGCCGTAGCAGGAACAGTGGCTGCCATGCACCTCGAAGAGCGAGCCGTCGATGCGTTGGAACAGGCCGTAGGCGCTGCCCGAGTAGTCGGCGTAGGTGTAATCGTACACCAGCGGGGTAACCCCGTCAAGCACGTCGAGGTTGATGCGCCAGTCCGACGCAATGTCTTGGAGGTTCATTGCTTGATGGGCTCCCACGTCACCTTGTCGCCCTGAAGGACGAGCCAGCCCGCTCGGTCGTAGCCTTGGTAGCCAGCGTCCAGTTCGTCGCGGTCGGCCCACGCAGCCATGCCATTCGGGATCGTCGTGCCGTCGTTCCAGACGAGCTTGTACTTCGGCGGGATGACTTCGATCAGGTCGCAGTCCGGGTTGACTTCATGTCGGTACACGCGGCCGTTCTCAGCGAACGTCTCGACGTACTCATCACCGCTCGTGTGCTGGCAGATGAAGACCAGCGGGTATTCGGTGTCGCCCGACAGGCGGCGCACGAACACGGCCGGACGCCCGCCCACGGTGTAGGTCTTGGAGGTGTCGATCACGAGAGACGCCCCATCTTCTTCAGCTTCTTCTTCGCAGCGACGGCCTTGAGGCGATCCCGGGCGTTCTCGATCTGGTTCTTCGTGTGGGTGGCGAGGGCCTTGCGGTCCCATTCGTGGCGGAAGTACATTGTGTTGGTTCTCCTTGTATTGTGAGTGGTGGACGTGGCGGGACTTGAACCCGCGATAACCTGCCTGTAGCCAGCAGCGATGACCTAACATATCACCACGCCCGGAAGAAATCAGGGCTTGACGATCTTGTAGGCCACGATGTCGAAGTCTTCGGCACCTTTGCCGCCACGGCCCGATCCGGGCGTACCCGCCGTGAGCCAGTTGTTGTGACCACAAACCGTGGTCCAATATTGCACCGTGTTCGGGGAGCCGCTGTCGTCGATGTAGCCATCACGGAACTTGACATGGACGACTGCATTTTTCGGGATCACCGGGACACTCTTGCCGTCGTGAAGCGTCCAGCCATCCACGGTCATCGTGACCTTGCCGGGCTCGTAGGCGGGCTTCTCATCCTTGAGAACGGGAGCCGTGTCGCCGAGGTTCAGCTTGTACTCGTACAGACCGTCCGCGACGTAGCGGCGTTCGACTTGCAGGCTACCGAAGCGTTCCTTGCGCATGTCGCGGAGACGCGCACTCACGCTGCTCTCGGGGTCTTTCGTCACGCGACGGATGTCGCTGAGGGATCGCCACTGGCCGTCCTTCATGACGCCGAAGACGCGGAGGTACTGTTGGCCGAGGCGCTTGCCGTCACGGTCGTGCGTGTACGTGGAACCGTCGAAATGCATGAGTGTCGTTCTCCTTGTGTTAGGCCAGCACTTCGCTGGCGGGGACGTGGATGCCGTTCCGGTAGACGACGGGCACGCTGCGGTGGCCGTGGCTCAGGAGGAAGTTCTTGGCGTCCTCGTCATTGTCGATGTTTCGTTCCTCGAAGTCAATACCCGCAGACTTCAGTCGGGCTTTGAGGGTGTCGCAGCCTTGGCAGCGGTTTTTCGAGTAAACGATGAGGGATTGTTGCATGGTTCCTTCCGTGATGTCAAGAGGTTCGTTCTTCTTTCTTTTCAAGAGGCGCTTGCTGTTCCAGCCCTCCCATTTGCGAAGACGAGCGATGCATTCGCTCATCCCTGTAGGCTTTCGCCTTCTCATTCCATCGCCTTGTCGAGCACCCACACGAAGAGGCCGATCACGACGAGGAAGATGCTGCCGAGCACCAAGGCCGTTGTGAGGCTCATGTGCGCGTGGGAGGCCACGCAAGTGTGGCAGTGATGCGCAGGCTGCACAAAGATGTGTGGGACGACCACCATCTTATTCGCTGTAGAGGATGTTGTCGAGCTTTACCCTCAAGCCCTTGGCGTAGCTCATGTGCTCCACG